GTTACCTAGATATGCGTCTGTCATTATTTTATATTCTCTCTGAAATATTTATTGTACTTATCATCTTCATCTTTATGTTTATCACCAAACGGAGATACTTCATTCTCTGTTATATTTGGCCATATTTTAGAATACTCTTCATTAACCTTTATCATTAAATCTGTTGCCTTGTCGTCTGTAACAATTGCGTCAATTGGACACTCTGGTACACAAACGCCACAATCAATACATTCGTCTGGATTAATGACCAACATATTATTGCCTTCATAAAAACAATCAACTGGACAAACTTCGATACAGTCCATAAGTTTGCATTTAATACAACTTTCATTAACAACGTGTGTCATCACTTTCCCTCATAAAATGACTAAGCCATACTTCGTCCTTAATTACTAAGGCTTCTATGTGTGTATAACCTAATCGTATAGCTGCATTAACTCTTTGACTGCCTCTAAATGTCATGTATGGTTTATGAATATATGTGGTGCCATTAACACCAGTTTTTTCACCTGTGCCTTTTTTATATTCCCATACTTCTATTGGCAGTTCTAATTCTTCACCATTCATCAACTCTTGTAGTGGTGGCATAGACTTGATATATTTAATATTATCTAATGCAACAACAATCTTTTTGCTGTTAACCAGTTTTGCCTTCAACAATTTCATTTTCGGTCTGTTTTTCCATTCTACTCTCCGGCGTTTCTTTTCTATTCAACATCTTTTGTAACTCTGCTGTTGAACCGACAAAGAGAGCGTTCTGAATTTTAGTATCAGCACTTTTAGTTTCGGCCTTCAAGTCTTTTAATTTTTTTTGTAAGTCTTGTAGTTTATCTACTGTAGTAGCTACGTTAGCGATAAGTTGTCCAGCAACTTCATATGCTCTAGGGTGTTGACCCTCTTTAGCAATCTCTAAAATACCTTCGATTGCTTCGTTACCTTTATCTATAAGGTTATAATAATTTTCTCTACTGTGAGTATAATCATTATCAATATCACCTTTGTCTTTGTCTTCTACTCTAGGCACCTTTGGTGTTTCTTTAACAACCATTTGGTTTTCGTTCTCTGTAACATCTTCTGAGACCGGGTCTAAACCTAATATTTCATTAACTGAATTCTCTAATTTTTTGTTCATATAAATTACTCATCATTACCTGTTGTCGGATTAAAACTCTTACCATCGGAAAAGTTTAATATTTGTGTTGTGAAACCAAAATCATCATCAGCGTTTGCACTTGCTGGATTTGGTGTTATAATTATTCTTTCTTCTCTACTTGCGTTTGGCATATCTGTAGCTAAGTCGTCTCTTACTTCTCTAATAACTTTCTGATTACTCATTGGTCCATATAGATATGTTTTGGCAGTAAAATTCATTGTGTATATAACTGCTCGTCTTTGAGTAAACGTTCCGTTGTAACTATCTTCGTACTGTACATCATTTAAAATAATAGGTATATCTCTCTTAATATTCATATCAGGAACCATGTTGACTGTTACTGTTAGGTCTGGTTGAAAATATGGTAATATTTGTTCTACAATCTGTAGACCATTTTCAGCAGTTGCTGTAAAAGAATATAAAGTAAAACTTATATTGTAAGGCACCGGTGTATAGTTAAAGTTTAATACTTTACCATCTTCGCCTTCTTTAACAATTCTATGTTTCTGTGTTCTAGTTAGTTTTCTACTAGGGTCATAAGCTAAACCTGTAATCTCAAAACCCATTCTAGGTAATGTAGTTGCAAAGGCTCTGTCATCTAAATTAGATTGTTCATCTAGTCTAACTAAAAACTTTTCTTTTGGTGCATATGCCAATGGCACACGTAATCTTTTAGTGATGGCACCTGTAGAAGATGTATTTTGTATGATGATGTTATTAAAAATCTGACCAAAAGCAATAGTCAATCTTCTTAATGTCTCGTTATAGAAATGATTACCAAACATTATAATACCTTGCCTTTATTAGGACCGTTTTTAATAGTATACTTCTGTGTGCCATTAGCACCAGTGTCTACTTCTTTTTTTAGAGTCTTAGTTAAAACCATTTCTTGTTTTTTTCTATTCAACTCTTTTAAGTGTTCATTTATTTGTAAGTGTCTATCTCTACTCATCTACTTCTCCAAACGGATTTCTTTCTGTGAAATCCAATATATCATCTAGTGTAGAAACTGTATCGTAACCTGCCTCTGTATTTAAATCTAAATTACTAGCATAGGCCGATTGTGTTGCTAAGTTAGATGTTTCTGAATATGTTTCCATCATCAACAATGCTTGACCGCCTGTTGAATACTTATGATAATCTTCCATCTCTATTGAACCAAGTCCTGTTAATACTGTCTGACCAATTTCAAGTGAAGTTTTATGTAACATAGTATCTAAACTATGGTCGTCAGCGTGTTGGTCAAGTAGTTCATTACCAGTATCAATTTTCTCGCTAGAGTATTCCCAACGTGTAACTCTTAGTTTGTAAACCGGTAAAGAACCTAATTGAAAGAATGGTTCCTGGTCTTCTACGAATAGTATTTCAAAGTATGAAGCCATTAAAGGGACATATAAAATATCTCCTTCGTTTGGTCTACCTGAAGCAATAAGATTAGCTGAGTTTGCAACCTGCATATCAAATGCTCTTTTAGTAACGACCAATGTAGTGTCGTCTCTAACTTCTAAACCAAATTTGTTAATGATTTCTTGTTCGCCTGCAAAACCCTCATTGGTTTCAAAGTACATTTCAGTTAGATAAGAGTCGTCAAATCTACTTGAAGTATCTTCACCAAATATTAAATCTCTATTGACTAGTGTTCTTGGAAGATAGTAAATATCTTGACCGAATATCTTAATTGATTCGTAGATTAAATCTTCTTGTAATCGCTTCTCAGCTTGATTACCGATTCCTCTACCACCTTGAAAATAGTGATTTACTGTCATTTGTTATCCTATCAAAAACGCTGGATTTAATTCAAATGTACTTCTGATTTCGTCTTCTAATTTTGTACAATCTGTTAACGCTTCTGAATATATCTGTTGGCCGTTAAGTGAGACACCACCAATCATGGCCATGCCGTTAAATTTAGACAAGTTTTGTCCCCATTGTTTTTTAAATAGAGCAGTTACATATCTTTTTAAATAAATGTCGTTAAACACATCTGTGTAAACGTTTGGATCCATTTTTCTGTAACACTCAATAACTAGATATTCACCAACTCTTAAATCATTCTTCCAATCCATGTCAATGTATAATCTATTGTCGTGTTGATTGTATCTTAATGGTTTTTCACCAACTAGAATGTGGTCTAAGAAGTCAAGTTGTCTCATCACCATGTCATAGTTTACAACACTAGTTGAAGAGAAGTCGTAAAGGTCATTCAATCTTAATTGATATCTTACGTCAAATAAGTTTAAAGAACCTTTAGATGAAAAAGGAAATATGTTAACTACTGATATAACAGACTCGGGAACAATGATATAACCTTGGCCTTCTTCCCATGCCGTGGTTACTGAATTCTTTGTAACAGATTCAGAAGAGTTTACTGTAACTCTGTCTTTATCTGCTTGTGTATATTGATACTTTAAGTAACTTCTACGGATACCATCATAGTGGAACTGCGACCAATACTGTAACGCTTCGTCAATTCTATCTTCTAATTGATTGTCGTCAGCATTAATCTCAATAACTGGTTTACCTAATGCTCTTAAAGCATACTGTTTTAGTTGTTCTCTACTTGCTGGTTCTGCCATAACTCTAGTCCCTTTTGGTATATTTATAAGAACAGGAAGTGTTGTTTATCCTATTACTTCTATTTATATTTTAGGAAACAAGTTGTCTGTGCAAAAGGTTTTTACAGTTTCCTCTGGTAGTCCTAAAGACATCATTACCCTTGGTGTATGAGGGTTTTGTTGTTGGTGTTCACAATAATAATTCTGAGCATTGATTACTTCTTCTTCTTTGCCTGTATTATCATAGTTGTTAATGATATCTAAGTAGACTTTTAGTTGTCTTTCAACAAGTCCACAGATAGTATTGATTTCTTCTTCTGTTGTAATGTTTCCAGCAGCCATCATACCTGGTGAAAATATCTTCAATGCCCAATCTGGCAACTCTCGTTGCTTCGTTGGTTTAAATGGTTTATTCATCTCAATGAATTTTTGTGTCATGTAATGGTCTTTAACTAACATAGGCGACCAATCGTAAAATGCACCGGTAACTTTATTCTTACCTGCGATTACGTCCCACCCAAAAATAGGACCATCATTATGTTTCTCTGGAAAAATACAGACATGCATCATCCAAAGACCTTTAGTATCTCTTACGTCAACGATATCAATGTGAGCTCTACGTATGCTTCGATTTTGCCAGGTACGATTGACCCAACCTAATTCTTTATCGTTAAATCTTTCCATTCCTTCTTCATTGTATTCTTCACAATGAAAATTTAATGTCTTAATCAGTTTTTCGCTGTTGAGTAATAATCTTTCCCAAATCATGCATTTCTCCAAATAGTCTTGTTGCAAATATAAAACAGTTCTGTGTCTCTGTACGTACATCTTCTTCGTACAGACTTAAATAAGAATGTATTATTTCTCTAACAATAGGTTTATAAGTTTTGTGTGCTACGTCTTTAAAGGTATAAAATCTATTAGGACCAGGTGTCTTCTTCCTAATCATCTGACCACCAGACAAATCTCCTAAGTGTCTTACATATATATGTGAATAGAGTTTGTGGGCGTCTTCTTTAATACCTTCAATGTGATTAATGTATTCTTTTGTACTTTGTGTTATAATAGGCGTTTCTTCATCCTTCCATAATGCTTTGTAATCATAGACCAAATGTTCAGTTCTTTCTATACCAGGTGTCTGTCTAAACAAAGAATTTTCTTGTGCATATTTTTCCAACACAGCATAACATTGTGCTTGATTATATACGTAAGTTGCATATACTTTTTCATCTAAGTTGCCACTCATAATTGTCTTTACAAAGTCTTTTCTTTCAGCAGCCTTATGCCACTCACTTGTTATTTCTTTTATATCCATAGTAATACTCCTGCCGTTACGATTAATAATCCTGCCCACCCCGATAATATTTTAACATAGGTTGATAGTTTGGTTCCAAAATATAACTTACCAATTGCTACGCACTTGTGCATAGGTGATAAAATATAACCTGCAAAGTCAACAGCAAAGAACCATGGTAGATATTCAATACCATATATTGAGGCAAGTAATACGGTGATTGCACCAAATCTACTTGATGAACCTAAAGCAAATGCACCAATAAAAGATAGTCCACTGATTGCCATAAATCCAAATGTCGTTGTTATATCTAAACCTGTCGTTCCTAAGAACGTTGTGATTTCGTTTGTATGTTCTCTTACTATGTTTGATAAGAAAATAATACCTGCAACCCAAGCTACAATAGACCAATCGACATAACGTAATAGTTTTTTAAAATCAAATGTTCGTGTAACAATCATATAGTATATTGTTAACACACTGAATACAAACAGAAAGTTTACGCCAGATATAACAGCTGCAATACCTAGTATGTAAGGGAAAACATATCTTGTTATTCTACTAATCTTAATCTCATCTTCTCCTCGTTTTAATTTTATATCTGTGTCTTTAACAAAGAAGATAAGATAACTTAGAGTATAAACAAAGGTCATTGCTATCAACGGCCAAATCAAACCAATAAATGCGCCATATGATAAACCAAATGCAGCCATAGGTAAGATAACAGTCTTCTCTAAAGGCGACCAAAAATAATAATGGTGTGTTGCCATAAAATCAATTGGACCAAACTTACTTCTACTTGCTTGGTTCTTAGTTGCTAGTGTATCTAAAAGTCCAGCAGATACAGTTACACGACCTTTAATAGGTAACACTCCTGTTAATGCACTGAACAAGGCTACAATAGCTCTATTGCTTTTCATACTTCTTTTTAGAAACGAAAATACATCACTAAATAAATTGTTGTCTTTAATCATACCTGCAATCATCATTACAAATACTATCAGAAATAAATACACCTGACCGGCTAATAGATTATCTATCATATTGTTAGCTCCGTTAAATCATTATAGTCACCAAACTTACCTTTAATAAATGTATTAAATGATATAGTATGTCTATCACTGTTACCTCTATTGGTATCAACATCATGTGTTAATGAAGATGGAAATAATATTAATCTTCCAGGTTCATTTCTAATGCCTACTTTGTTTGCTGTAAATTGATTGCCTTTATTTTTATCATAAAAGGTAAAGTTTGCAAAAGCACCATTGTTATAAAAGAAAGTCGGACAATCTGGTCCGTCAACATATAATACTGCTGAGAAAATACTGTTAGGGTGCATGTGTGAATGGTGTGATTCGTGAGGTTTACTTTTATTGTACCATGAGTTTGTTATATAAAATTCTACACCCTCTTCTCTACCTAATTGTTCTGCAAAAGCATTGACATTCAATAGACACCAGTTTTTTAAATCAGAGAATATAGTATTATCAAAAATATTCTTATCTTTAGTTACAGTGTTACCTCTGTTTTCCATTAATTCTAAACTACTCAAACAATCTAATTGCTCTTTAGTAAACTCGTAACAGTTATCAGACTTGTATATAGGTGTGGCGAATATTGGTTCAATCATTGAAAATACTTCTCATATACTTCTTTCACTTTATTTCTAATTGGAGTAAAAGAAAAACTATTAAAGTATCTTCTTTTTTTCATCCATATAATTTCTTTTTCAGTTGCGTCTCTACATGTCATTTCAAATTTCTCTTCTGATATAGGTAACATGTACATAAGTGGAGTACCTGCTTTAATCAAAGTTTCTCCCTCTTCTACATTCCAATTCAATTGTATATTTATCTCACTAGATTCTGCTGGGTCCAGAATGCCGGTGGTACTTTCATACTCAAACGAATCAGGATAAGGTATAGGCATACATAAAAACTTAACACCTTTCGGTGCTATTACATGATATGGTGTATTAATCTTTACAATATTTTCAAGTGTTCCTTCTCGTTTAGGAATAAATTTTGTATGACTATCTGAGTGTGTGTCTATTATAGCCATCTCAGCGTTTTGCATTAAATCAGAATCAGCAACTCTCCAGTTAAATCCTTTTTGACTTTTCTTTGTACTAACAACAACATCATACCATGCTGATACTATGTAACCTGTTTTAAATAAACTAAAGATACCTGGACATTGCATAATGTGAGTAGTCTTTTTAGTCTTATCTAAATTCTTTTT